AAACCATGCTGCGATCTACCTAGGCGACTCGCAGATTCTGCATCATGTGCAAGGAAGGCTGTCGAGCAGAGATGTTTTCACCCTTGGCAGCAGTTACTATGGGAAAAGCACTGCTTGCGCCTTAAGGCATGAAAGTCGTTAAGGTCTACGGCGCACTTAGAAAGCGGCTAGGCCAGTGCCGGTTTGAGTTTGAAGCTGCAACACCAGCACAAGCATTGAAAGCGTTGTGCGTTAATTTTCCTGGTCTTGATAAGTGGTTAATTGATAGCGAAAAAGATGGTGTTGGCTATCGAGTAACTATCGGCAAAGAGCGCGTTATTGATGATTTAAGCCCGTTAGTAATGCCCTGGAGCGAAAGAGAAGTATTCAGTATTACGCCCGTTATTGCAGGTGCAGGCCGAGGCTTAGGAACGATTGCCCTTGGTATTGGACTTGTAGCTTTGGCGGTTGTCTCTGGTGGAGCGACACTAGGTTTATCAGGTTTTGTGTCGGGAGCTGCCATTGGTGTTAGCTCGACGACTGCAATTATTGGTGGGGCCTTGGCAGCCGCTGTAGGCAACCTTGGCATTGGTCTGGTTTTTATGGGCATTGCCCAGGCCATTTCGCCACAGCCTGAGCCAAGTTCTCTTGACGAATCAGTGCAGCTTGAGTCTTTTACATTCTCCAACGTTGTAAATACGTCGAAACAAGGTTTGCCAGTGCCGTTAGCGTATGGGCGGGTGTTTGTTGGATCGGCAGTTATTTCTAGCGGTCTTGACGTTGATGAGGTGAAGGGATGACACAAACCAAATATGTTGCTGGCTCTGGTGGCTCTGGTGGCGGTAGTGGCGGCAAAGGCGGCGGCGGCTCGCATACACCAACAGAAGCTGATGATACGCTCCAATCAGTTCAGTTTGCCAGTGTCCTTGACGTAATTAGTGAAGGCGAAATTCAAGGTTTAGAAGATGGCAACAAAAGCATTTTTTTAGAAGATACGCCGATTGAAAATGCCGATGGTTCAAATAATTTTCAAAGTTTTGAAGTCGTTACACGCACTGGAACTCAAACTCAAACCCATATTTCTGGCGACTTTGGTTCAACCCAATCTGAACAAGCGGTTAATGCTGAGGTTTCAAACAGCACTCCCGTCACTCGATCAATTACAGATACAGATGTAGATCGGGTTCGTGTCACATTAACAATTCCATCGCTGCGAATTGTCGAAGACGATGGAGACATTACGGGGCACTCGGTCTCAATTAAAATTCAAATTCAATACAACGGCGGTGGCTTTAACGACGTAGTTTCAGACACGATTGCAGGCAAAAGCAGCGCAAAGTATCAGCGTGACTACATGATCGCGCTCAGTGGTGCTTTCCCTGTTGATATTCGGATGGTGCGTGTTAGTGCTGATGAAACAAGCACGCGCCGCGCTAGCTCAACATTTTTTCAAGCTTATACTGAGATTATTGATGAAAAGTTTCGCTATCCAAACTCTGCATTAGTTGGCCTACGTTTTGATTCTCGTCAGTTTGGCAGTGTTCCTAACCGAAAATACTTAATTCGTGGAATCAAAATCAAGATTCCAAGCAATGCAACAGTAGACACAACTACGCATCTAGGACGGATTACATATTCCGGTGTCTGGGATGGGACGTTTCAGGCTGCTACTTGGACAAACGATCCAGCCTGGTGCTTGTATGACTTGTTAATTAATGATCGATATGGGGCAGGAATCCCAGAAGACACGCTCGATCGCTATGACTTTTTCTCGATTAGTCAGTATTGCAATGCTTTAGTTAATGACGGGGACGGAGGCCAAGAGCCACGGTTCAGCCTCAACATGCTAATTAATAGCAGGGATGAGGTTTACAACGTCATTCAACAGCTGACTGGTATTTTCCGGGGGATTGCGTATTACGGCTCTGGATCGTTGGTGTTGCTGCAAGATAAGCCAACTGATGCTCAGTACCTGCTTGGTCCGTCTAACGTTGCTGGTGGAACATTTTCTTATTCTGGGTCTTCACAAAAGTCTCGTCATACCGTTGCTGTTGTGGCATGGCAGTCATACGACACCCGTGGTGGCATTGAGTATGAATATGTTGAAGATCATGCAGCTGTTGCCAAATACGGCATTATCAAAAAAGACATCAAGTCCATTGGTTGTTATAGCCAAGGCCAAGCCCATCGTCTTGGCAAATGGACATTGCTTTCAGAGCAAAACCTGACTGAGACTTGTGAATTTGCTGTTGCAATCGACAGCGGAATCATTGTTCGCCCTGGCATGGTGGTTGATATTGCCGATCCTTTGCGTGGTGGAACGCGAAGAAGTGGACGAGTCAGTTCTGCAACCACAACTGTTATCACGATTGATAGCACCACTGATTTGTCGGTAAATCTTGCCAACAGTCCAACCATCTCAGTGATGATGCCAACTGGTTTGGCAGAGACTAGGAGCATAAGCAGCATTTCGAACGCAGAAATTACCGTGACGGCAGCCTTTAGCGAAGCGCCTAATGCTGCTGCGGTTTACATGATCGAAACAACTGATATTCAAGTTCAAAAGTTTCGTGTGCTGTCGGTAGCTGAATCAGGCGATGGAGTTTATGGCGTAAGTGCCATTGCATATAACGAATCAATTTACGCAGCTATTGAAGAAAACATTTCGCTGACGACGCGAGACATTACCAATCTTTCTGCCACGCCTTCTGCCCCAGAAAATCTTACGGGCAGCGAGTTCTTATATCAAGAAGGTCAGACAGTTCACACTGGTTTTGATTTTAGTTGGAGCCATGACCGTCGCAATACAAATGACTTCCTTGTTAAGTACAAACTAGACAACGACAACTTCACCACGCTAGTTACGGGCAACCCATCAATCACGCTAAGGGCGTTGCGTGCTGGGACGTTAAGCGTGCAAGTTCTTGCTCGAAACTATCTAGGCAAACAAAGCACCATTTCAACAGCAACGTTCACGCTTGTCGGCAAAACTGCAGTACCTGGCGATGTGCAGAACCTATCGATTGAACCGATCAGTGCCAACAGTGCCCGCTTGCGCTGGGATCAAACAGTTGACTTAGATGTAAAGGTCAACGGCTTGGTGCATATCAAGCACAGCAGTCTGACGGATGGTTCAGCTACTTGGCCTAACTCTGTTGACCTGATTCCCGCTGTTGGTGGTAACTCAACTGAAGCGATCGTTCCGTTAGTTGCTGGTGAGATATTCGCCAAATTTGAAGATGATTTAGGCAACAAGAGCGTTAATGCAACCAGCGTTTTAATGCAGTTTCCCGATACGTTGGGGCGTTTAATTGTTCAAACCCGTAGGGAAGACCAGGACAGTCCGCCATTCCAGGGTACAAAGACTGATTGCTTTTACTCTGAAGGTTTCGATGCGTTAATTATCGATGGTGACGAAACTCTTGATGCCGCGACAGATTTCGATGCGATTACGTCGTTTGACTTCTTAGGCGACATCCTTAGCTCTGCTGAATATCAGTTTGTTAATACGTTGGATCTAGGCGCACGATTCTCATTAGATCTTCAGCGGCGGTTTGTTACTCGTGCGTTCTTCCCGAACGATACAGTTGATGCACGTACCGCGCTGGTGGACACCTGGAACGATTTTGATGGAACAGATGCTGATGCTGTCAACGCCAAGCTGTATTTCAGAAGCACTGTTGACGATCCATCGGGAACTCCTACTTACAGTGCATGGCAAGAGTTTATTTCGGGAACGTTTGAGGCCAGGGCTTTTCAGTTCAAGGCAGAGCTAAACAGCTCTGACATCGCGCAAAACATTTTGGTTGATGAGCTGGGTTATGAAGCGACGTTCCAGCGGCGGCAAGAAAACAGCAATGGCACCACGGCGTCAGGTACTAGCACCAAGAGCGTGGCCTTCGACAAAGCGTTCTTTGTTGGGACGGCATCACTTGGTGGGGCGAATGCTTACCTGCCAAGCGTTGCGGTTACGATCCAGAACCTTGGCAATGGCGAGCGTTTAAACGTCAGTAATGTCAGCGCCACTGGGTTTGACCTAGATATTTTGGATGGCAGTAACAACAACGTAAACAGAAACTTCACCTATGCAGCGGTGGGTTATGGCAAGGCGGTTTAGTATGGGGCTAATGCTGTCCACAACGGGCTAAGAAATGGCTACCCATGACTATGTGATCGCGAATGGCACCGGCAATGCGGTGAGAAGCGATCTTAATAATGCCCTTGCAGCGATCGTTAGCAATAACAGCAGCAGCTCTGAACCATCGACCAAATATGCGTACCAATGGTGGGCTGATACAACGACCGGTCAGTTAAAGCTGAGGAACTCAGCGAACAACGCTTGGGTCACAATTTTCGAGCTTGACGGCACGATGCTGATGGAGGACGGCACTGTTTCAGCGCCTGGACTTGCCTTCGCGTCTGATCTAAATACTGGTTTCTTCAGAAGTGCAGCGGATAAGATTAACTTTGCGACTGGTGGTGTTGAGCGTTTAGAGATTGGCAGTTCTGAAGTTGTATTTAACGACGGCAGCAATGATGTTGACTTTCGCGTGGAGTCAAACGGCAACGCAAATATGCTGTTTGTCGATGGTGGAAATGATCGGGTTGGGATTGGTACCAGTTCGCCTAGTTCTGCTCTTGACGTTTCTGGTGCTATTTCACTTAGTGCTGTAGCCCTACCTTCTGCAGGGACAGCAAGGATTTTTTCAAGAAATACTGATAACGCACTTTATCTGCAGACTGCATCTGGTAACGCAATTAATTTGTTAGATAGCTCTCAAAACACTATGGCAAGTTTTGAAGCAACTAGCATAAAGTTTAATATAAGTAACAGTGAAAAAGCACGTATCGACAGCTCGGGCAGGCTGTTGGTGGGGACGTCTACTGCGCGAAGCAATATGTTTAACAGCACATTGTCTTCAAACTTCCAAATAGAAGGGACGAATCATAGTAGCTCTACAGCTAGTATTGTCAGAAACAGCAATGATGTATCTGGAGGTCTTGTTGTCATAGGTAAAACACGGGGAGCGACACCAAATTCAAATACCATTATTAATGAGGGTGACGGTATCGGTGGGATAGTTTTTCAAGCTTCCGATGGAAGTCAATTAGTAGAAACAGCCGCTATTAACTGTTTTAGTGATGCAGCGCCAGGCGCTAACGACATGCCGGGAAGACTCGTATTTTCAACGACGGCCGATTCAGCGTCGAGCCCTACGGAGCGGATGAGAATTAGCAAGGACGGGGAAATTGCTTTTTATGCCAAAAATTCGGGCGCCGCAATTCATATAGGAGGAGTTACTGAAAATTCTATATATAGAATTGGGTCTGGGATGACTGGCATTCATTTTAGTACTAATTCTTGGCTACCCACAGGTTCAACTGGGCTAGTCAATGACAACAATAATAGTCTTGGCGGTGGTTCACATCGAATGGCGGTTATTTATGCCGGTACAGGAACAATTAACACATCAGATGTTAATTTAAAACAAGATATTGAAGATCTTAATACTGCAGAACTTTCAGTGGCAACAACTATTAAAGGCTTGATTAAAAAGTTCCGCTTTATTGATGCTGTTGCAATCAGAGGCGATGATGCACGAATCCATGTCGGTGTTATTGCTCAAGAGGTTGAACAGGCTTTTGTAGACGCGGGTCTTAATCCTCGCCGTTATGGTCTGTTTTGCGAAGATGAATTGGAAGATGGCAGTATGCGTCTAGGAATTCGTTACAACGAGCTTCTAGCGTTTGTCATTGCAGCTATTTAAGTCACTCTGACTTGTTGATCTGCAACCGCCCCATGGCAACGTAAGGCGCTCAAGTTACACTGACCCTATTGCTCCTTTTTCATGGCAAACACCTACGTTTGGAAGATTGCAGATCTTGGACGAGATCTCTCGGATAATTTTGCACATACGGCCCATTACACCGTGACCGGAATCAGCGATCAAGTTGACTCTGACGGCAACGCTTACAACTCTGGCGCTTACGGCAGCATTGGTTTGGATCGTCCTGACACGTTGGTCAGTTTCGATGATCTACTTGAGGCCGACATTATTGCTGCTGTTCAAGCCAAGCTTGGTGGTGCGGAGAAAGTAACTGAGATCGAAACGCAGCTTGCGGCACGCATCACAGAGCAGGTCACACCGACCCAAGCATCTGGCAAACCTTCTGGCTGGTAAGAGTTTGTCTAGTCGTTGCCGCTTCCGGTAGACTCAACTAGAGAGGTGCGTTATGTCTGTCCAACCTGGCACGTACAACATCACGCTGCAACGGCGGGCTGATTACAGCGTCCTTTTGCAGTTCAAGGACAGCACCGACAGCGCAATAAATCTGACTGGCTTTACGGTTTACGCTCAGCCCTGGAACAAAGACCGTTCAACTAAATACGCAGACTTCGCTGTTGCGTACACAAGTCGTGCCAATGGGCAAGTAACGATCAGCTTGACTGACGCTCAGACCGCAACGTTTATTGACGAGTTGCGATACGACGTTTTGTTGGAAGACGGCAGTGGTTCTCGGGAGTATTACCTCGAAGGCATCATTTTCGTTAGCCAGGGATATACCGCACCATGACGACAGTCAACGTCACAACAACTAAGAACACCGTCACCATTACGGAGAACGGATCGTCAACGGTTGTTCAAAATCCGGTTACGACGACAGTTACAGCTACAACTGCAGGCCCGCAAGGCCCAGCAGGTTCAAGTTTTTCACTGAATCAGACTGCTAAAGTGGATCAGAGCGTCATCTATTACGACTCAGCCTCTGGCGAGTACCGGGCAGATGACACATGGACCATCAAAACAATCGTCAAAGGGGGCGACTTCTA